CCATCAACACTTGAATATAAATTATTCATATAATCACATTCAGCATTTTGAAGTCTAGAAAGGTAAATTAAATACCCAATAAAAATTATTAAAATTATAAAAATAAATGCCATAATCATATAACTTTGAAAATCTTCATCCATATTTTGTATAATTCTTAAATAATCACCCGTATTTGTTGTTGACATTACTAATATAATATATTATTTTTAATTTTTAGAATTAATAATTAAATATGATGAAATTAATAATTAAAAAATAATGATTATATATACCAGATATGGCAGGCGGCTTAATGAATTTAGTATCTCAAGGTCAACAAAATGTAATATTAAATGGAAATCCTCAAAAAAGTTTTTGGAAAGCTACTTATAAAAAGTATACAAATTATGGTAAACAAAATTTTCGTTTGGACCATGAGGGAACACCACTTTTGAATTTAACAGCAGAATCTACATTTACTTTTAAGGTAAAAAGATATGCTGACCTTCTTATGGACTGTTATATTTGCATAACATTACCAAATATATGGTCACCAATTATGCCACCACAAGCATACCAACAAAATGATGGGACAACTGCTTATTCAGATTGGGCTCCATATGAATTTCAATGGATAAAAAATTTGGGTGCTCAAATTATCCAAAAAGTAACTATTAATTGTGGCAATCAACAATTACAACAATATTCGGGACAGTATATTTTGGCTTCAGCCCAGAGGGATTTTAGTGGTAAAAAATTAGAGCTTTTTGATGAAATGATTGGCAATGTTCCTGAATTAAACGACCCGGCAAATGTAGAACCTCGTGTAAATGCATATCCAAATGCTTATTATACAACAAGTGCTGCAGGAGCCCAACCTTCTATTATGGGAAGAACATTATGGATTCCTTTAGGAGCGTGGTTTAATTTATCATCATATCAGGCTTTTCCTTTAGTAGCATTACAATATAACGAGTTATGGATAAATGTGACATTTAGACCTATAAATGAATGGTTTACAATTCGTGATGTTATGGATTATACAAATAATTTTCCCGTTGTAGCCCCAAATTTTAATCAATATTATATGCAGTTCTACAGATTTTTACAAACCCCACCGGATGAAGAATTGGGTCCTACATCTTATGTAGATACACGAACAAACTGGGCAGCAGATATTAATTTAAATTGTACCTATTGTTTTCTCTCTGATGATGAGTCGACATTATTTGCCAAAAATGAACAAAAATATTTGATTAAACAGGTGTATGAAAAACCATTCTACAATATAACAGGTCAAAATAGAATTGATTTGGATTCATTAGGAATGGTGATAAGCTGGATGTTTTATTTTCAAAGAAGTGATGTAAATTTAAGGAATCAATGGTCGAACTATACAAATTGGCCTTATGAATATATGCCACAAGATATAGCTCCTGCACCAACAGCAGGTGATTTTCCAAATCCTAATCCTGCACCTCCACCGGTACCGCCTTTATTAGGACCAGGTTTAAATCCGGATGGTACATTGTCTGGTTTATATACGACTGGTGTTTATAATCCACAAAATATTAAATTAATTTTGGTAGCAATGGGAATACTACTTGATGGCCAATATAGAGAGAATATTTTGCCAGCTGGTGTCTACAATTTTGTAGAGAAATATGTAAGAACAGCTGGTTTTGCACCTCCAGGCCTTTATTGTTATAATTTCTGTTTAAATACCGATCCTTTTTCTCTACAGCCATCAGGTGCAATGAATATGAGTCGTTTTACAAATATTCAGTTAGAATTTTCAACGATATCTCCTCCAGCAGACCCATATGCACAAGTATTGACTATTTGCGATCCAAATACAGGTGATATAGTAGGAATTAATAAGCCAACTTGGAGAATTTATGGTTACAACTATAACATGTATTTAATGGAAGAGAGAGTGAATATGGTAATATTTGTTGGTGGAAATGCAGGTTTATTATATGCAACTTAATAATTATACTATTTAAGTAATAAATATTATAATTTATCTAGGTGTTTGAGGTGCGTTATAATCAGCTAAATCTAGGTCGTGTCCTTCAACAAATTCTGGAGGTAGTTCGGAATTCATAATAACATTAATAGGGTCGCTAGCAGAATTATCATATAATGGTATCTTTTCTCCATTTACGACTATATGTCTAATTTTAATATCAGGATTAGCTAATTTTTTACCTTTCCAATATAGAGTAAATGAGCCAGGTTCAAGTCCCACTCTTTCTTGGACAAATTGTTGAATATCTCTAACAGTTCCAGAAACAACCATGCTATCTCTTCCTTGTCCTGTTCTCTCAAACACTTCTGGCATTAATAATGTTTGTCCACTAGGCATTTTAACTCGCAAATGCCAATGAGGAGTGCCTTCATTATCGTGACCTCCAATACGCTTTCTTCTACAACGTCTATTTTTTCTAGTTCTTTTTTTTAAGTTCTTGCGATATTTACGAGTTCTATACTTCATATAAATAGACTATAAAAAAATTCCTCCATATGGTTCTTTAAGTAGTTTTAAATAATATATATTTTAGATACTTAAAGAGGCTATACTACATAATGAAGGAAAATTCGTGATTTTCATAAAAAAAGGCCAAAAAAACTTCACTACATATGTAGGAAAATTCTCAAAAATCCTTCTGGGAAAGTTTTTTTGAAATTTGAAAATGGACATTTATTTTTGTCCATTTTTTGATTGCCGAAAACGTCCTTACTGACGAAAAAATTTATTACGATAATTAAAATTTATCGTCACAATTTAAACGATGAAAAATTTTTTTATTACGATATTTTTTTTTAAAAAAAAGGACTTAAAAAATTTTCTATGGATTACTTATGGATGACTTGGATGACCAAATTGAGCAAAAAACGAGCCAGCATTTTTCATGCATTTTTTGTGACTATTCAACGTGTAAAAAGACAAACTATGACAGACACATTTTAACCGATAAACACCAACGGATGACCAAGTCATCCAAAATGGATGACCAAAACGAGCAAAACGAGCAAAACGAGCAAAATGTAAAATTTAAATGCATATGTGGTAACATTTATAAATTTAAACAAGGACTATCAAAGCATAAGAAAACATGCTCACAAAATAATAATATAGACAATAAAACTGACATTAAAATGCTAACTAATTTAGTGCTCGAAGTTGTCAAACAAAATAAAGAGCTAGTCATGCAAAATAGTGAGACTCATAAACATAATCAAGAGCTAACCAGTAAGATTGTTGAAATATGTAAAGCCGGAACTACCAACAATACACTAATTAATAATACTAACAATAACAATACATTCAACTTAAATGTTTTCTTAAACGAGAAATGCAAAGACGCCATGAATATTATGGATTTTGTTGATTCACTCCAGTTACAACTTTCAGATTTAGAAGATATCGGCAAACTTGGCTTCGTAGAAGGTATATCTAATATCATAGTCAAAAATTTAAAGGCACTCGATGTTACAGAAAGACCGATACATTGTGCTGACAAAAAGAGAGAAATAATTTATGTTAAAGATGAGGATAAATGGGAAAAAGAAGGTGACCAAAAATTAAAAATACGTAAGGCTATTAAAAGAGTAGCTACTAAAAATCAAAAATTACTTCCAAAATTCAAAGAAGCACACCCTGGATGCAACTATAGTGAATCAAAATATTCGGATCAGTATAGTAAAATTGTTATAGAAGCTATGAGAGATGATGATGTAGAAAAACAAGATAAAATTATTAAACGCATAGCAAAAGAAGTCGTAATTGATAAAATTAATAGTTAGATGGCAATGGTCCATCTCCAAGAAATTCACCAGTTATGCTGTACATTGGTGGATAATCTGGCATGTACTGTAATTGATTTGGTTTATAACGCTTATTAAACAAATCTTGACCTTCATCAAAAGTTTTTCTCCAAGTATCAACGCCAAAATTTGCTTGAGATGGCTTACCATATAACCTGTCAGTAATTATTGCCTTTTGAGTTCCATACCCGCTTGTTAAAGAAGAATATTGAGGAGTTACTCCAACTGTTAACTTGCCAGCATCATTGTCGCCAGGAACACATCCTTGTGCTTTTTTTCCAGACGGAGAAGAAGGTTGGCAACCTGGACAATCAATGTCGGTAAAACATTGCTGACCTGTTATAGCACATCTTGATATTGGTCCACAGAAATTTTGACAACTAATTGTATTAGTTAACGGCAAATCAACAGTATGACTAGTTTAACTAGATTCCTGAACAGGACCATTTGTAAAACATTCTACAACATAACCTTCAGCAGATAAATAGTCAATTGTCTTAAAAACTAAATATAATAAAATAAATACAATAACTATCCAAATAATATTATTAAATTTCATATATTATTTGGATATTAAATTTTATAATGTTTTTAAATTTAACGAATTATTTTATATCAATTTAATATAAGTAATGTCAGATACAACTAATGATACAAGTACTATAGATGATAAAAAAAATGATACTTCATCAGATGACTCTACAAGTTTTGCATCAAATATAGTTAGTTTTATAACTTCTGTAATCTCAATATTTATAGTCATTTTGTTATATTTTTCAGGCAGTGGCTTAATATTATTTGTATGTAAATTAGCTCAATCAAATATATTGCCAACAGAAGAAAACTGTTATCCTTATACTGATAGTAAAATAAATATTCAGTCTATTCAAACTAATGTTTTTACAACATTTACAGAACCAGAAATGTCGATGAAAATGGAATTTCCTTATGATGATTTCAATTCATCAAATAAGGTTCTGGATATGTTTAGAGAATATAAAAATAAACCTAATTCACATTTTTTAGCAAATTATTTTATATCCATTTTTGAACAGTTACTGCATTTCAATTATTCAGCAATTAACACAATAATGAATTTAATGAATTCAACATTTCCAGAACAAGCTATAATTGGATTAGGACCAATAATTACTGGATTTTTATATGCCTTTGGTATATTAATTAATACTATCTATTTTATTTATTTATGGTTTTCAAATATGGGTTGGTTTTTTAAAACTAACAAAAATGATTCGGGAGATGGAAAACCACAATGGGAAGATGTATCGATAACTAGTCCTGTAAATTGGTGTCTTGGTGTAGGAATAGCTATTAGTTTTGTATTTTTATTAATTTTTGGTTTTGCTTTTGTCTCAGTCATACCATTAATGTTTTATCATAAAGCAATACTTACAACTTTATTTTATAAAGCAATGATGAATGGTAAACAAATAACATCATTTACAATAGTGAAAGAAACTCTAAAATATTATAAATTGATAGTTGTATCAATAATTAGTTTGTTTGTTATTTTATTAGCGTTCTCTAAACTTGGTGTGGTTCCAGGAATATTTTCAATAATAACCTTAGGACTAATATACTGGGGAATATTGGCAATTGACTTATTTAAACCTATTAATGAAACAAATTTAACACCTGTTGTAAGTTATAATCAAGCAACAAAAAAATGTAGTTTTGTAGAACCAAAAAAGGAGAAACATGGATTTTTATACAATTTATTTTTGGGTCAAAAAGGAGGTAATTTAACAAAGGAATTAAAGAAAATAAATAAGAATTTATCTAGTAAATAATTTAATAGATACTAATACTTAAATAAAAGATGTTATTTAATTATTAATGGGAAAAAATAAAAATAAACTACCAAAAAAGCCGTTTGTTAGCATCTGTACTCCAACATTTAATAGAAGACCTTTTATTCAAATGGCAATTAAATGTTTTGAACATCAAACATATCCAAAAGATAAAATGGAATGGATTATTATTGACGATGGAACCGATAAAATTGAAGACTTGGTGTCACATATTCCACAGGTAAAATATTTTAAATATGATGAAAAATTAACATTGGGTAAAAAGAGAAATATATCAAATGAAAAAGCAAAAGGTGATATAATTGTGTATATGGATGATGATGATTATTATCCACCAGAACGCGTTAAACATGCAGTAGATCGTCTAAAAGATAGCAAGGCTTTATGTGCAGGTTCAAGTGCTATGTTTATATATTTTAAACATATTGATAAGATGTTGCAATTTGGCCCATATGGACCCAATCATTCTACTGCTGCGACATTTGCTTTTAAACGAGAACTATTAAATCAAACAAGATTTGATGAAGAATCATCTGTAGCAGAAGAGAGAAAATTCTTAAAAGAATACACAATTCCATTTGTTCAATTAGATTCTACTAAAACAATTTTAGTTTTTTCTCATAATCATAATTCATTTGATAAAAAGGAATTATTAAAACAAATGCCAAATCCAAATGTTCATGAAACTCCATTAATCCCAAAAGACCTAGTAAAAGAAACTGATATTTTAAAATTTTTTATGGAAGATATAGATACTTTATTAGATAATTATGACCCAGGTAAACCAGATTATAAACCAGATGTTAAAAAACAATTAGCAGAGATTAAAATAGATAGAGAGAATAAAATTCAGGAACATATGAAAAAACAAGCAGAATATCAAGACACTATGAATAAAATTAATATGATTATGAATCCACAAGCAGCACAGCAACAAATAAATGAGCAAACTATGATAATTCAACAGCTAATGTTTGAAAATAATCAATTGAAAGAACAGGTAGAATACTTAAATGGCAAAATTAGACAGCTTATAATGTCACAAATAGAGAGGAAGAAGGAGGAACAAACTGCATCTTCGTCAGTATAATATATTTATTTTATAAAATGATTTAAAGATATTTCTAGATATATCATTATCAAGTAGAAATGTATCAAGAAGATTATTTCAATCCAGCAGACCCAAATGATTATGAAAACCAAGAAGATGCTGTCGCAAAAGCTCTCAGAGAAGATAGAGGTTTGAACACGCTGATTAGAAAGGTTCAAATGGACAGTGGTAAGATTAAGAATAAGCGTATTCGAGTTTTTACATCTAGTGGAGTGGGTACAAGAATTAGGGATGCTGAGACTGGTGAATATTATCCAAATAAGGTTGGTTCAAAGGATGAAGATTTATTTTTTAAGGTAGCTATTGCAACTGGCGAGTGTACTAGTGCAAATGGTTCTAATACATTGTTTTATTGCTCACCACAGCATTACGAAAATCATTTGTATAGCACCGTTAATCCTGAACATATTGCGGCTTGGGAAGAAAAGCGCGACGCGCGATTAAAAGAATTGAAGAAGGAAGTCAAGCCTAAGTTTGATACCATTGTTGTAAAGTAAATGTAGTTATGTAATTTTATATTCAAAAAATTTGAATACAAAATAAAATATTTAATTTATTAATAAATAAAATACTTATTAGATTAATGCGTCACCACTATCTTCATCGTCTTCATCTTCATCAATTTCTTTATCTGCAGTACCAGCTGCATTTTC